CCCAGGCCCCCTTGACATAGGGTACTTTATTTAAAAGGTCAGTATCTACCATATATTCAACATCTTCCAGTGCGGGCATGAGGTAATCCACGTCCCCGAACCAGACGTTGCCTGGACAGGTAGTCTTACCCCACACCAGCCCAGGCCAGAGCGCCTGAAGCTTCTCAAGAATCTGCTCCCTGGTGATTGGTTTGCCGGGCTTGTCATCTCTTGTAAACCAGCTCATTATGGGTTCACCTTTTTAACAGTATTCGTTGCGTTAGGCGTTTCAGTTCCGTCACTTATAAAGTAGTCTCCCGCAGCACACCCTACGAAAAAGTGATCTGCTGTAGCGTTTGCCACAATATAATAAAGCTGAAACAAGGTGCAGGCTCCACTATTTTCCAAAGCCCCAAGCGTCAACCTCTCCGCAGTAAAAGTCCCGGTGCCGTCACCGACTGCGTAGTGGCGTTTGTTGTTGACTATCGAAGCGTCAGTCACCGCAGTACCGCTGACGATTGCTGTGCCGTCGTAGAATACCCATAGGGCGTTTGCGGAGTCGTGGAGGGCTATGAGGGTTTTGGCGGGGACTTCTTTGAGGGATACATCGTCAAATAAACTGTCCTGTCCTGCCGTGCCAGATAATGTTCTTAGCCGAATCCAGCAGGTTGTGGTTGTAGCAGTAAACTCAGCAGAATATTCCGTCCAAGCAACATCTGCCGCCGCAGATACATTTAAGTAATCAAAAAGTGATCTCGCAGACCCAACTCTAACCCTGCCGGTCGCTGCTGTTCCTTTCTTAAACCATGCGCTGAACCTATAGCGCTTCCCTATTTCTACAGCAACAGATTCATCAACTATTGGATTAGCAAGTGGGGTTGCATTTACTTCTACTTTTAAACAAGTGTCCCCAACACCATCAGGGCCAGAATCCGCGACCGCAGTAAAAACACCCGCTATTGTAACAAGCCATCCTGTCGGCGGAGTTGCTCCACTTGCCCCTGTCCATGCCTGCCCATTTGGAACAAGCTCACTCCCAAACACATCCACGGGACTCACATCCAAGACAGTCGTAACCCCCGCAACTGTCTTGCTGGTTATGCACTGATTGCTGATTCGGGATATTTCTGCGGTTATGCCATTTTGTTTGGGGTTGGTTACGAGTCGGACTGTGGCGTTGTCTACGGTTCCGGCGAAAGTTGTACCTCCCCAAAAAGCAAACTGCCCACTTGCCCCGGATGTAATGTTTTGAATATAATTCCCACTTGATGTTATGGCGGAGTCTTGTTCAGCACCGATATACGGCGTTACGGTTCCAGCAGATACAGTAAAGGTAGAAAAAGATCGGTAAGCACTACCATCTGTACCAACACTCGCTTGGGACAGAGCACTCGCCGTCCCCGCTACCTTCTGCGCTTTGCCGGTCAGCGCCCCTGCGGTCGCTTGGGGTGCCCAGCCTACGCCTGCTGTCCAGTTGGTGAAGGTGACAGGAAATACTTTATCGCCCGCATCCAAAAGCCCGACACCGGTAGTCGTGGCATTAAAATAAGTCCCTGCTACATCATCAGGAGAACCAGCAGCTTGGAAATCACCATCAGTTCTAAGAGATATTAAATAGCAATTGCCGATTGTCAAAAGACCCGTAGCTAACTCACCTGCGTCATCAGTAACCACATCAAACCCACTGTCAGTGACGAGGTTAGGGCCGACTGTCTCTGTCGTGTCGCACAGAAGGTTGCTGCCGCCGATTTCCCCAGCGGCGAGAGTTATACTGTACTCGGTAAGGACATTAGAAAATCCAATAGGAAGTCCCATCAGCGCAACTCCCCAAGCATAGACGAGAGTCGGTATCAGCAGCAAACATAAAACTAAAGATAGTTTTTTCTGCATCAGTCCCCCGCCCCGCCGTCAGTCCATCCAGGCGACCCGTTACAATACCAGATATTAGCCACTATACATTGGCAAGTTAGTTCGTCCTGTGCAGCACCCGGTGAGTCCAGTTCATCGCTTGCATCAAGCACAGGAGTTATCCCAGGAAAGACTATCGTATCTCCAGCGTATGGTCGAATACTTACAGTTTCAGTGACATCACGCACAATAACCTTAAACGATTGACCCGCTGCCGCTACGAGTAGATTTACATCCTCTGCGGTAGTCATTAGAACGATACCACCCAACTGCGTCGATGTAGTCATGGAATATTCTGCTGCCGGATTAGCAACCGCGACAAGGCCGGTTATAGATCCCTCTGCGGCAATGGTGCTACTAACAGCTAACGCACCATTGGATAGCGTGAGATCCTTATTGTAGGACCAGTCACCACCCGCGTTAATTGTTAGAACCCCTGTTGTCCCCCCAGCTCCGTCGTTAAAGTCTACCGGGGATTCCAGGACCGCATCTTCTAGTGTCTGTTCCCCGGTCCACGTGTTGTCACCTGCGAGGAGGTTGGCCAGAGAGTCGCGATATGAATCCCAGGCGCAGTCAGACCAACCAAAGGAGGTAGATACGCCTACAAGGAGTAGAAGCGAAAGTAAATATGCAAATATTCGGTTTCTCATTTTGTACCCCCTACTGGACTGCTAAGGTTGCCGTGATGACGATTGCGTTTACCCCTCCGGTTTCTTCCACCACTATCTTAATCCACTTCCCCATTTCCGGGGCGAAGGAATAGAAGTCGCTGGCAACGGTCTGGGCGGTGACTATATCGGTAGCGGAATCGGGGGTGACGAAGGTAACCCCGTCGTTGGATAGCTCGTAGGTAATCTTACCGACGCCAGTACCAGTGGCGGTGACCTGGAGACTAAAATACCCGTTGGGCTTAGCCATACTGGAGATGTCCATGGCTGCGGACTTGACGGTGGCACCGGCAGTAACGGACTTAGCGTTGAATACCTTGTTGGTAATGATGGTATTGCCAGCAGCGAAGGTGCTGCCCACCAGGAAGAGGACTAAAAGTAAACTGAGGGCTATACGTTTCATGTTTATCTCCTTATATGCGTATATACTTGCAGACTAATATGCTTATATTGTTAACAGTGTTAACCAGCCGTTGTCAATTACCCAGCCATCCAACCGTGGGGGCTACGTTGCTGCCTTCTACCCACCAGCGGGGATATATCATCCGACGGGGAATACTTGGTGATTAGATCCCCCTCCCCAGCTCCCAGCACCAGATACTCCAGTGCCTCACAGACGTGGGACCAGAAGTTTTTATCAGGTTTGTTGTGGTATTTGTCATCCCCAATCACTTTTACACGTTTGTAGATGAACTTGGAGGCCAGCCCCTTGCGGAGAGTCTTCATCTTCGGGTCGAGCACCCCACCCGGCCTACCGTCTATCATACGGGAGAAGACCGAAGCCAGCGCCTCACGCCTCAGTGTCGGGTCTTGGCTGGGGGCTTCCACGATATCTAACCCAAGCTTTCTCAGGATCTGTATCGGGGTAGACTCGTCGGTCTGACTGGTGGTTTCGGACGGATCACCGTACAGCTTCAGGTCGAAGTCGAGCAGATTCTCTAGTATATAGGGGATAAGTACTATCTCTCCGAAGTTTTTGACTCCAAGACGTTCGGTGACAAGTTCCTTGAAAAATACCCATTGGCCGTTGGATTTTCGCTGTCCAAATACTGCAGCGGGAGTGAGTCCGAAATCCAGACCGCAGTAGACGGTATGCTTCGGGTCTGGAACGATGGGAGATGGGTGACAGTGGGTGGCGTCGACATATTCGGGGTGGACACGTTTTCCCTCCTCTACAAATCCAAATTGGTTGCAGTAGTATACTCGTATGTAACTTTTCGTCTTACCGGCCAGTCGCTTCAGGTAGTAATCGTGGCCCCCGTTCAGGTTCCGCACGTTCTCGGCCAGCGGGTTGGAGACAAACTTACCTTGGGTTTCGATCAGTGCTCCCGGCTGGATGAAAAATTCCCACTTGGACATCTTGCCGTTGCTCAGCTCAACTTCGGGAGGATCAGCTTCCAAATCTACCCACCAGTGATCATCGTCGGGAGAGTTAGTGTCGAGCAGCACCCCACCCCAGGTGCAACCTTCCTGGGAGGCGGGGGGAAACTGCTCCACGCGATCTCCAAGGACGTCGATTATTGCGCGGGGGACTTCCTTCGCTTCGTTCACCCAGGCACCGGTTAGCTCCAGTGACAACAATTTCTTTATATCGTCGGGCCGGTCCAGTGCACGGAACATTACTTCCGCTTCCACATCATTAATCCTAACGTAGTGGGTCATAGTGCGCACGTTAAACTTGCCGAATACCTCTTCCGGGAACCACATTTTCCACGTGGCGAGTGTTGTATCTTCCAACTCGCGATAGGTGTTCCGGATGACAGCCCACTTGGTGCGTCGGATGCCTCGCTGGTCCGGTTTCTGGCGGTGAGCGCGGGACATAATCTCTATACACATGGAAACGGATTTTCCGGAGCGGACCGGGCCGCGAATACCTCGATAGAAAGCGTCCGATGCATGTAATCTGGCGGGTGTTGGCTCCGCGATATAGTTTACCTCTATAAGCTTCGTCATTTGACGCCGTTCGTCCCTCGCGCCTTGTGGTAGCACAGCATGGCGCAACCGATATATATCACCTTGGCCTCTTCGACCATACCGAATACGTGTAGAAGGCCAGCCAGAGAAAGAGCAAGGCACATATAAACAAGGCGATCCCCATGGTTTCCCCAAAACGTTTTAAACCAGCTTTCAGTTCCCATATCATATCCTTCCTATCTTTTTAACTTCCCCGGTTTGTGGTATGTTTTAATTTTCGTTTTGGGAAATTTTGGTGCTTTCTTTTTAGGTGCTGTTCTCTTTCTTCCTCTTCCAACATTTCCACCTGATCTTGTTGCCCTCTTAACTGTTTTATTGATCTTTTTCCTAGTTGCCATTTTATTCCTCCTTAGGTTATAAGTGGTAAGCTATTCGGGTTAGCGGGAATCTCCAGTGTACCTATAAGTTGCCCGCTATTCTTTGGGCTGCGGTGCACGACGCACGACAGGTTCGGCACCACACCCGTCAGCCGCGCTATCTTCTCGACTTCGGGTTGTGGATTGGTGAGCAGTCCGTCGAAACTGATTACTTCGAAATTGACGTTCGCGGCCCGACGGAAGAAATCTACCATTGATTTGTTTGCTTTCCGGATAAGTTTGGTTCGCGGCCCCAGCCACCCCCGGTGTACCTTGTTCCCCATCTGTATCATGAACAGCCGCTGCGATTTTGCCATCTCCCGCGCATTGCGCACCATCCACAGCATGTTATACTGGAGGTTCACTTCCACATTGTATCGCGGGTCTGTGTACGGGAGGTCCAACACTTGCGGGTAGAGAGCCTTTATCACCTGGAAGCCCTCTTTAGGCAATTCCACCACCCACCTGTTATCTTCGTTCAGCGTGTTGGTGAGCTTGGATTCGTAGCTGTAAAATTCGTCGACGAACGGGACCATACCCGACTGATGCAGCACTTTCATCAGGAGCGATGTTCCGCAGCGGGGTAATCCGGTCACTACCGTTAGTTGCGGGATACTATCCATCACCTACTCCTTTTAGCTACAGCCCTTCCAGAAGCCCTATTAGCAGTTATTTTATGGTTGGTGTCAGTTTTTTTGATCACTACTGGATCCCCCGCATCATACAACGCCTGAGTTTTATTTATCATTCTCTCCTTTCCCTTTACTGTAATAATCACAGTTCCCGCACCGGAAGGTTTCATATTTCTTATTTTTCTATACCCCTGATCTGGTTTGTGAATTTTTCTAGTTGTCATAATATCCTCCTTGTTGGTAGTTAATTACTGTCTGCATCACCTCCCATATTGAAGTTCATTATCACTTTCTCCCCCTCCGCTTTCACATCCACTACTTGCTTCGGGGCGAACTTCTTGGCCCGGTACGCGCGGAGCAACTGCACTAACAGGTTGTCGGAGAACTTCTGCACGTGTCCTACCACCGTCCCCCGGTAGAATACAGGCTCCTCGACGCCATCCACAGCCCGCCGTCGCGCTTCCTCTTCCAGCAGGTCGTAACCCTCCTCCAGCGCCTCGTCCATCAGCTTCTTGAACTGCTCGTTTCTTTTCCGCGTCTTATATATACTCGCCCGATTACATTCCACCATATTGCACACCCGCGTCACGTTCGGGATCTGCGCCAGCATTATCAGGAACAATTGCTGCTTCTCCGTCATTTCTTCCAGCTCTTTAGCTTCCATTTAATTTTCCTTTCAGGTAACTGCAATCCTTGGCCACCTCGTCTACTTTGTGGTCTACCTCCCCTATCCTACCCTCTGCCCACGTATAACACTTACTAATTTTAGCTTCGGTATTAATCCTTATGCTGCGGATATCCCACCAAATCATCGCCATTATAGCTGCGGACAGGCCAGAAACGAATTCAGTTGCGGTTAACATGTAATCACCTTCTGGTAATGGGTTGCGTCCCGTCGCTTTAGCTACGAGACTCCGGACGGGTAGGGGGAGGGGGTGTCCGGTAGGACCGGTACCGAACGATTTGGGGTGGAGGTCGCCCCGGTAGGTTCCCCTCCCCCGACGTTTACTACCTACTGTAAAGCGGACTATTAATGACTGTAAACTGTTTGTGGGGTGGGAAAATATTTCCGAGGGGTGGAATTTTGCAACACTTGCTGAGTCCATATGCAATATGTACTAGGAGAGTATATATATATTTCACACCCCTTCCCCCCCTATCTGGCCGCTGCCGCGCCTCGCCGCGCTGGGCTGGTCGCTGGGTGGGGTGGTCGTGCGGTGGCCCTCTGCGGCGTCTGGGTGCTGGTCCGCTGCTGTGTCTGGCTGGTGGCTCGGTGCCTGGCCGCTGCCCTCTCGTCGAGCGGGCGTTCGGTAAGCCCGACCGGTGGTCGGCCACACGACCGGGGGACGCGTACGCGAACGACAGACGGGACACCGACGGATGGTCGCCGCTGGGTCTGCCGTTCGGGTATCGGTCCGGCCTGCGGGTCTGCCGCGCCAGAGACACGCAGCGAAAGCCCGCGCGGGTCGGGGGCTGGGGGCGGTCGGTGGGGGGTGTGCTCGTGGTGGCCCATCGTCGGCGGGCTTGCGCCAGACGCAAAGGGGGCTTGCGGTGTCTCATCGGGAATGAGACATTCGAATGTCCGGTAGGTGTCTCGTCTCACGTGTGTCTCGTGGGAGTGTCCGTGAGACAGTGTGAGACGTCTCAGTGAGACATGAGACACTCTGAGACACCTGGATGAGACACATGTCTCACGGAAACGAGACACCGCGAGGCCGCGCCCGTCGGGGGCTTGCGGGCGTCTGGCCGGGGGGTTTCGGGTTTCGGGTTGGCACGAAGCTTGCAGGAAAAAAGGCAGGGGGGCGTTCTGCCCCCCGCAACCCGAACGAGGAGACGAGCAATGGCCGGACCAAGACACGCAACACCCAAGACACGACACATGCGCGGAGACGACGGACACCCGAAGTGCGGCTGCGTCCTCGACACCCCGCGCCCCTCCCGATTTGCGGAGCACAACAACCCGACAGACGCGACGTGCCGTCGGTGTCTGGCGATGGTCCAGAAGGAAGAGAGAGACGGAGCGGACGCGATGCTGGCGTGGCTGGACGCGATGCCCGCAGCAGTGCCGATGCGGACCGCCGATGCGCTGCTGGAGTGCGCGGGAGCAATGCCGGGAATGGACGAGGCCTGGGAGAGACGAGAGCAGGCAGCGATGGCCGCACCCAGGAGCAAGCAGGACGAAGCCCGGATGCGGGCGCTGCGGTCCTTGGTGTTGGCCGGGGAGGACGAGACAGCCCGCGAGCTGGCCGTTCGCTTTGGTCTGGAGCTGCCGTCTGTGGCCGTCGCGCTGGCCGCGTGAGCCAAAGGGAAGACCGGGGAGCAGGGGGGAAACCCCCGCCCCGGCCCTTTTGTGTTTTGCCGCCGGATGCCGGGACACCGACACTCAACGAGGAGACACAAACCACCGGGCAGGACAGCCGGGAACAGTCAAACAAGAAGAGGAGTCAAAGATGGCGAAGAAAGTGCACTATACCGACGACAAGGGACGGGGGCTGTGCGGAATCAAGCCTCGCAGCAAAGGGAAGGGAACCACGATACCGGGTAAGGTGACGTGCTCTATCTGTCAACGGAAGATGGAGAAGGGAGACAGACGATGAGACGCTTCGTGATCGAGATGACGGAAGACCAGCTTATGGACCTGCAGCACGACATCCGCAGCTATGTAGAGGCAAACGAACCAAAGGCAGGACCGCTGGACGATGCAGCCTATGTGGAGAGTGGTCTTAGCTTCAACGTGGAGTCGGTGCGGGAGCTGGTATAGCAGTTAACAGTCAAACTGGAGGGCAGACCAATGGGTAAGAAATATGAAACCGTATACAGTGTACTGGATAGCAGAGACGTTAAGGCAATTCGGCAGTCAAACCAAACCCTAATAGTAGAACGACCATCTGGAATGGTTGATTCTGATAAAGCGATGTTGGAAGATACCACCGGTCATCGATATAGTAGAAACATACCACTGGAAATCGGGATAAACTATAAACACTACATATTCGAGATGATATAACGGACCATAACAGGAGGGTAGACCAATGATCAAGCTATATAAGTGGGACAAGTACGGAATGCTGCGGTTCGCGGATTGGGGAGTGAAGGGGATGGAGCATGCTTACCTGAAACAGGGCTACGTTATCGGAGGTTGACTGTAGCGGAGGGTTCTACCCTGGCACGTATCTTGCAGGTAAAAGGGTAGGACCGTCAGAAGCAGTCAAACAACCCATAAGGAGGAAGTCATGGCACACAGGACATCGAACGAGCAATTGGAGCGGATCACTCGCATCATCAACGAACGCCTGGAGGAGTCGGGCATCAACCAGAAGATAGAGTGCTACAGTCAGTATGGGTACTGGACGATCGAGACAGCCAGCAGGACGATAGTTAGCGGTCTGACGAAGAAAGGCGCACTTAAGACGCTGCTGGCAATGGAGGAGATGACCTGGTTATATAACAGAGTGTAAAACAGTTAACCACCTACGAGGAGACGAACAATGAATAGCAACATGTTCCGTACACTGGACGAAGACGAGGCACAAGACTTTATCCAATGGGCACAAGACTTTATCCAATGGGCACAAGACTTTATCCAATGGGCAGTAGACAACCATAAACCGGGAGAGGAGATCAGCGAAATATGGCATCCTATCATCCAGGCTAAATGCCGGGAAATAGACGCAGAGCATTTCCGCAACGAATAGTTGGCTGTATAGTTCCTGCGGGGCATCTGGTGCGGCCAACGGCCAGATGCCTTCACTGGAGCTGAACGACCAACCCGTAGCTAAGGAGACACCATGGCAATACATCGCGAAATAAGTGGGGCGGGAGCGGGCGTCTGCTGGTTGTGCGCTAACCAGTCAGACACCACCGTAATGCGGCTATTCCGGCGTGGATTAGTCACCACCAGAGTGCGTCTCTGCGAAGAGTGCGCACGTTTACTCATAGTTGAACCGAGGAGGCATTATGCAACAGAGATTAGCGGAGAGGTCAACAGACAAGCTGATGAATGAAGTCATCAAACATGACTGGTTAGACCGCAGGTTCGCGGAGGCTGCGCGAATGGCAGTGGCGATCGGGGACGCTAACTATGCGGCCACAACCCGCGCCAGTTACCTGACACCGGGCAGAGGTATCTACTCTGACACCCTTCCGCCTCCAGGTAGTGAGTTGATACTGGAGTGTGGTAGGGACTACCGATGCCCGCGCTGTAGGGTGGTAGGGGAGCATGCTATCTGCGCCGACTATATCCACGAACTGTTCATCTACCGCTGTGAAGGTTGCGGGTCAATATTTGGCCGGTAATTGACAACCACCAACTGCAGGTAGTTCTATAGGGGTTAGGACTACCTGACAAGGGCCAACGGAGGGCTACCAGTGTTCAAATTCGTAGTTACCATGGAAAGTGGTGACAAGCTGCACGTTGAGGCCAAATCCGCGTGTAGCGCCCACCGTACCACCAGAGAAGATTACCATGCCATGCGCCATCTACCAGAGGGGAGGATAGCATCAGTAGAGCGCAAAGGATATATACATCCATCACCACAGAAAGCAGTTAACCACCATACACACAAACCTAAACGCAACAAGGAGGAGTTACCAATGAAAGCAATGTTAGAGACAACCATCGTCAAGGGAGCAGTAAATGCCAAAGCAGCCGACCTCTTCAAGGTGGCAGGGCTGAAAACCAAGACCAAACTGAACCTGGAGTTCGACAAGGACTCGCGGACAAAGATCAATTTCCAGAAAGCGTCGGCCAAGGACATTAAGGTGATGAAGATCGGTTCCGGGGAGCTGATGGCAATCACGCTGGTGGTAGCGGACGCTCAGGCCTTCGGTCGCCTTTTCAACCGCGCTACCGCAGCCCTCGCCCGCATCGGCATCGAGGTGGTAAGCGAAGAAATGGACTGGCAGGGAGAGGCCGGGGAATTCCGTGTGGAAGTAAATGACGGAACCGGCGACGACCTGCCCTTCATCCTCGAAACGCTGGTGCGCCTCACCATGCGGTCCTGCGGTGCGCTGGGCCACACCCAGCATGCGCTGACACTGTTCGACCTGAAACAGGCTTGCGGACTGGTGCACGACGTGAAGCAGGAACTGCCCGATGCGGAAGACCTGGAGACGTGGATCGCAATGCGGGAACTGGTAGTGCTGGAAGAGCGTAAGGCGAAGAAAGCCGCCGAACGTAAGGCCCAGGCTGCAGAGAAGAAAGCCAATGCTCCGGAGAAACCGAAGTCCGAACCCAAAACGAAACCCGCCGCCAAGAAGAAAGTGGCGAAGAAAGCTGGTAAGGCCACGGAAAAAAACGCACCGGACTCCGCGAAGGCAAATCTGTCACAGTTGACGGAATAACCATCCAGCTATTGCGCTGCGACTCTCTCAACGGGTACTTAACGTTGGAGGGTTGCAGACGCAACCAGCAGTTGGCTAGAATCGCCTTGGAGGAAATAGACGGGGGCAAATCCGCATTCCAGCTTGATGACTACATGATAAACCGGCTGATAGTTTGCGGACGCTGCCCAGAGTGTAAGACGCTGAACCAGGAGTACGGGAGGTTGATGTTTCGGGAAGCTATCGACGAGCTGATACACAAGGTGGATAACTACAACGAGTGGGGGCATGACGTAGATACCAAGCTCGTGACACGGAAAGCGAGGGAGGCGCGATATCGTGGGAAGCACCCTGAAGACATCAAGGAGCGTACACACTGGAGCAACGTGGACCGTAGGATAAAACTACTCAAAGAGAGATTGGAGGGTAAAAATGGCGAAACTGACGAAAGCAGTAACTAAGAAACTGGAAAAGCAGGTAGTGAACGGGATGAAGCTTCGGGATGAAGCCAAACGCCTGGAGGACGATTTCAAGTCGATGAAGGAGGAAGGTGACGAGCAGATAAAGCCAGCTATGGAGAAGCTGGGGGTAGACAAATTCAAGGCTGAGGGTGTGGGCAGCGTCCTCCAGCAAACGCAGGTGAGGGAGAAGGTAGACCTGAAGCAGCTCAAGAAAGAGCTGTTGATAGCTGGGGTGGACGCGGATACGGTGACAAGTTGCTTCGATATGGCGACCAGCGAGTATATCGTCCGCTACATTCAGTTCAACCGGGCCAAATGACCTTCCACTGTGACAAGTGCGGCCTCTGCTGCCGACAGGTAGGTACCGTCCCCCAGGCCAAATACCTGGACCGTGGGGATGGTACCTGCCGACACCTAACCGCTGAGAATCTGTGTGCCATATACGACACCAGACCGGACATCTGCAACGTGGATAAGCAGTTTGAGCTACTGGCGGGGGTTATCACGCGGGAGAGGTACGACAATTTCTCCACCTACATCTGCGAATTACTAAAGGAGAAATACCGAAATGTTGGTTAAACGGATAACTATCGACGAATTTAAGGAAATGTACCCACCAAAGGAGGACCGACCTATGGAATTACCAAAAACAGTTGACGATTTCGAAATTGTAAAACCCATCACCATCAAAATGCTGGTTGAATGTTATCTGTTTCTCCAGTGTGATGACTTCAAGCGGATAGTTAACCAAGCCGCTATCGAAGCCCTGCAGCAGGAGATAGCATACGCGGAACCAATCCTCAAGGTATTTATGCTACCATTCTGTAACCAACATACGGAAGCGTGGGAGTGGCTGCTGGAGGGGGGATACGTCCGGCTGATATGTTATGGAAATTATAAGCTGGGGGAAAAGTTTAAAATATTCGCCACCGGAGAGATATATACTCTCCAGGCATGCTCTGTTGATAAAAATAGTTACGCATTTATGGCTAACCCTCATACCGGTTGGATGTGGTCTACCAGCATAAAAATACCCAATTGCCAACATATTTTTACCTATAAAGAAATTGATGAAATTTCTGGGGATTATAAATGGGAGAAGGTGAACGGGTAGCTGAACGTTGGACTTGAAGGGAGAAAGGGGGCAGATGCCTGTTGGGTCTGCCCCCGATCCGTCTTCGAACTACGAGGATACTACGGGGGGGCCGTTCGGGTTGCGTTTGCTGCCTTCCTCCAGCGGGTTTGGCACCGGTTCCTTGCAATCGAGGTGCGCGGCCATCAGCACCCGGCAGCAAGCGTTCGCCAGATGGTGGTAGCTAGTGCGCCCGCCCAGATAGCTGACAATGTGAGCTACTGCGTGGTTCAGGTGCTCCTCCACCGGGATTTCCTTCCAGTTGTCACCCTTCCCAGCCCGCTCACCCTTCCGCATCACGCTGGACGCCTTAGCCAGTCCAACCAACGGTAGCAGGTGGTAGGCGAACGGTATTAGGCCGATCTTACCATCGAACGCTGGGTCTGGTTTATCTATCTCATTCCCCACGAAGATGTTGTTAGGGTAGTAGTTATCACCGGGAGGTGGCACTATTTTCCTTTCGACGATGCCTAAGTGTTCCTTAATTTTATCAGAACACTCCCTTATATCCTTAATCAAGGGATCGGTTATTTTGTCGATTCCGAACAGTCGGTCCGGATGGCTATCCACTATCGGAGTGCCAGGAATTTCGGTCGAGTACTTAGCCCCCTCCCGCAGCTTCTCACAGTAAGGGCACTTACAGTCTACCACCGGCCAGTTATTGTGCTTATGGTTAGCGTTCATCTTCTACCCTCCTACGTATCATATCTTCGTGCCCCGGCCCGGTACCGATAAATTCCACCGGCACCCCACTGAATTTCTCCAGCGAAGCCACGAACTCCTGGGTTTTAGCCGACAGGAAGTCGAAATCCCGTACCCCGAAATCATCCCACGACAGGTAGTTGGCAAACTGGAGGCAGATGCTGGTAGGCCGACACGTGCGTATAAACTTGCCGAACCGCAGCCAGCTAAACGTAAACACGCGGCGCGGGAGCTTCGTGGTGGTGGTAATCTCCCCACCCCAATCAGCGTCCGGATGCCCGCAGCCCTCAGCCACTATCTGCCAGCTTATCTCTTGGCTTCCGTGGTAGGGGCCGCTGGTACCCGTCCGATTGTTAACCCGAATGGGAAACGGCCTTATGACCCCATACACGTCACCCACTAGCTGGGGAGGAACACCTGCCTCAGCCATCCCCATTGCGGGATTGATCATCTTGGACGTGCAGTAGCGCGGGTGGATGCCGTGGGTCAGGTCGAGGTCGAACCCCTGGGTCATCTCGCACAGCACCATCTTGCCCGCAGCTAAGTGGTCGTTGATGATGGTGGCCGTATCCCCGATATCCACCCCCAGCGTATGGTGCATGTTGGTATCCCTTGCATATTGCTGTTCGATACGACTCATGACCTTCGTCCGCGCAGTTCCCACTCCCTGCAGCGTACTGCCGATGTCGGACAATTTCCCTTTGGCTTCGTCCTCACAGTCCCAATAGGAGATGATACCTGCCCGTCTGTCCACCACCACCCTGGCCGGATCTATCCCCAGGTCCACCAGCTCCTCAGCGAACGTAACGGGATTTATCAGGCTGGCAGCAGTCAGCACCACCAAGCAGTCCTCCGACATCACGCTGCCGATGGGCAGGTGGTAGCTCACCTTCTTTGTGCCGTCAGGCAGCACTACCGTGTGACCCGCGTTCGGACTGGCCGTCATCACGATAAGGTCAGGGTGGTAGCTATCTACTAGAAAGCCTGACAGCTTCCCCTTGGCTTCGCTACCTGCCTGACCACCAATTACGATGTTCATCTTGCCTCGTTTCATAATTACTCCTCCTCTAATAGTTTGCGTATGCGTACCGATTGTTGTTTAGTAACTAGTAACTCCCGATCCTCTGCCCGGATTCCTCCAGTCTCCCGGCCAACTATAGACACCATTGGGTCTTGTCCGCTAAGTATTGCGCGTAGCCGCACCCGACGTCTGGATAGCCGCGCCCATTCCGCCTTAGACCTGATACCATCGTCCAGGCGAATTTCCACGTCTCTTAGTTCCGCTGTGTAGTTCCGAGTGCTCCGCATCGTTTCTTTTTTTCTTTCTGGTATCCTCACCCTTTGTGACTAAGGACAAAATGCGTTGTGTCCTGTGCGTTGTGCGTTAGTGCGCTTGACGAACGCCGCTTTCGATGGTTCCATTAAAATATAGATACCCCTTGTGTGTCAAACAATCTTGACCGATGGATGGTCGGCGCGATACGATTTGTGTATAAAACAAAATGGAGGCCAGAATGGAACTTAGGTTATATAGATTCAAAATACCCTTTATTTCAATGTTTATCGTTGTTCATAAAATAATATGGTATGATATATGGGGGTGGTGGGGAGACTCTCAATATTATATATATTTATCCAAGTGGGGGTACTGATGACGCCGAAAATGATACAGATTAAAGATAGTAGCATCTTGCGCTGGCTAATGGTATGCAGCTTCCACCCCACGCTGGTGGAGATTATAGTCTGGGTAGCTAAGACCTTTGGCCTCTGTATGACGGAATCCTGGAGGCAAGCTTACTACGACGGGGATTTGCACTCTACCGATCCGGTGCAGGCAAACGACCTGCGTACGTGGTTTTATAAAAAAGGAATGGCAGTTAAGGTTAAAGAGGCCATAAACCGTAGGTGGGTTTACGATCCTAAAAGGCCGGTGAAAAAATGTGCTATAATACACAAAAACAGAAACTCAGAAGGTAGGCATTTCCACATACAGGTCTGCCGCTGGACGAGACTGAGGAGGGAGACAGATGGACGTAAATCTTAGCAGAATTGCTCATACAACCGGATACTCCATATCCCACATATCTCGCGTGTTCAGTGGAGAAAATGGACTGTCCGTCACTTGTCTATCCAAGATATCCTCTGCACTAGACCTGACCACAGATGAAGTGCTACACAAACTGAAAGAAGGGGAATTCAATGTCCGTGAAAGTCGTTAGAGCAAATAAGGGTCCAGGACCGGAGGAATTCAGGATAGCTGCATCTGATACCAAGGGACATTCAGCCCGCATGTGGTTCCGCTGCATACCAGCTATGGCGCGGATGGTGGAGCAGGTGATAGCCAGCAAGAAGTTCCCCTACCGAACGAAGGGTGACATACTGCGCCACGCTCTGCACCGTCACATGTACTGGCTGAACGAGCAGGGAGACGTACCTTCGGTAGGCGGGCAAGTGGACGCGGTTCTGGAGATACTGCGGGACGAGGAGTTCGATGCGGATTTTGCCGCTGTGATTGACAAGCTGGGGGTACGGGTGGCGTCGCACATAAGCAACGGAGCAGGGGGAGAAGCGCGGAGGTTGCTGCTGCGGGTGAACAAGCTGATAGAGGGGATGCCAGCAGGGTTCTGGAGGGATAAGTACAAAAAGGAGTTAATGAACAACCATGGACACCTGCTGAAAGAAGCGCCAAAAGCAAAATTTAGCGAGTCTGTAGACGACTAACCATAAAGGACCGGAATGCAATTACCACCACCGACCATATTTGGCCTACCGGAGAAGTTTAGTGAATGGCGTCCCAACCAGTCTGAGGCTTGCGAGTCGATACTGGAACCGGAACCGCGATTCTTGCTGCAGATCTGCCCTACGGGGTTCGGCAAGTCGCTCACTTACATGACGGCCGCAGCGATGACTGCGGGACGTTCGATAATACTGACCTCTACCAAGGGTCTGCAAACCCAGCTAATGGCGGACTTCGGGGAGATGGAGGACGTAGTAGACATCAGGGGGAGGGCAAACTACCCATGCCGATTGAATACCCACGTCACGTGCGATTTCGGTTTCTGCGTGTACGGGGGCCGCTGCGAGTTGAAAGACAAGGGTGGATGTTTTTACTACGACCAGTTAAAGCGGGCGAAACTTGCCAAGATCGTAATCACCAATTACGCCTACTGGATGTCACAGAACGAATACAGCGACGGGATAGGGAGCTTCGATCTGCTGATATTGGACGAGGCCCATTCGACGCCGGACCAAGTGATAAACCACATGGCGGTCAGCTTCTCCAAGCGCAACAAAGCAGAGAACCACATACTGGACCTGGACGGTTCGCTCCCCAACGATTCCAGCTCCTGGGTGTATTGGGCTAGCAGGAAGATGCAGGAGGTAGCGGATCTGATGGAGGACGCCAAGCTCAGGCGTCGCGAGAAAGTGTATATGAAGATGAAGAGGTTGAAAGAGAGACTAAACCGGATAGTAGATGGAATGGACTCAAGCTGGCTATGGGAGGACGGGAAGTTCAACGTGGCATTAACCCCGATATGGCCAGCACCGTTTGCCGAAGGTGCACTGTTTCTCAACATCCCCAAGGTGGTACTGACGTCCGCTACTGTCGTCGCGAAGACGGGAAAAATGCTGGGGCTGGATGACGAAATGTCGGTCGAGGAATACCCACATTCATTCCCGGTAGAGAACCGTCCACTCTACCATGTACCAACTGTCAGAATGAATTACCGCTGCGGGGATGTTGAGAATCGTATGTGGCTCAATCGTATCGATCAAATCATCCGAGATAGGCAAGATACCAAAGGGGTAATCCACACCGTCAGCTATGCCAGAAGGGACTTGGTGATGGAGAACAGTAAATATTCAGAGTTAATGATCACTCACGAAAGGAGGAATACAGAGGAGGTCGTGCGCAAATTCAAAAACTGGACGGGTCCGTTAGTGTTAGTATCCCCGTCCATGGCAACCGGTTGGGACTTCCCACATGATGAATGTCGCTGGCAGATAATCATCAAGTTGCCGTTCCCCGATACGCGGGGAAAGATAATGACGGCCCGCAGCAAGTCAGATCCGGACTATACCAGCTACGTAGCCATGCAGCAGCTAATTCAGGCTTGTGGCCGTGGGGTGAGAGCGGAGGATGACTACTGCGAGACGTTCATTATAGACGATAACATCCAGTGGTTTATGGATAGGTACGGACACCTGAGCGTTGACTGGTTTAAGGACGTGATGACGAAGAAGGTGATAGTGCCAAAACCCAATTGGGGGTGAAACATGTTATACCTACTATGGATTCCGCTGATAGTGTTAGCTATCTACGGAGCAAAATGAGGAGGAACTGAACAATGGCAAAGAAACCGGATGGCGTGAGTTTGAACCCCGAAGATTTCACCGAAGGTGGTGGACTTCTGGATGACGTTGACATTACCGTCAGCGAGGCCCGTTTCGAGATGTTTGACTATAACGGCAAGGCGAAAGCGGAATCCCCGGCACTGAAAATCGTGATGGATGTGGACGGCGACGAAAACATCCAGTATTACTCGATGGGGTCCGCTGCCGACTGGCAGCCGTCGGATGATGGAGCGCAACTGATCGCGGTGGGGAAGCAGACCGCAATCCGGATGAACTCCAACGGCGGTATCTTCCTGAAGGCACTGATGGATGCGGGTTTCCCGGCTGAGAAGCTGGGGGATGATATCTCCATTCTGGACGGCCTCCAGGCGCACGTGATCCAGATTCCGGCCCCGACGCGGGCTGGTATAAAGAAAACCAAAGCGCAGCAGGAGAAGGAGGAGAAGTTCGGTCCCCCGACGCTGCTGGTGGTAGGGGAGATCAACACCCTGCCGTGGGAGAAATCGCGCCCAGCCGGTGCCGCCAAGAAAGGCAAGGCCAAACCGAAGGCGAAAGCCAAGGCCAAGGCGAAAGCTGCCGAACCTGCGGACGATGACGAGCTTACCGAAGAAGCCCAGGGTTTTGTCATCGAAGTCCTGGCCGACCACGATCCGGTGGCCAAGGCGAAATTGCCGCCTCTGGTGCTCAAGGCCGCTAAAGACAATGAGAACAGAAACAAAATCGTCAAGCTGGTATTCGACGACGAGTTCCTGTCCAGCGGGCCGTGGGAATATGAGGACGGCGAACTGACT